GAGTTTACTAAGTTCTTGAAAGAGTCAGGGCTTAGCCAACACCCTGAAATGATTGCAACGTTCCGCAAAGCTTATGCGGATCACAAGGAAGGTTCATGGGTAACTAACAACTCAACTAACAATTCGGGAGTATCAGCAAAAGTAGATTATAAAGCGCTGTATCCTAATTCAGGTTATTAAAAGGAGGAATGAAAGATGAAATTTGACTTACAGTTATTCGCTATAGTAGGTGGACAAAATTACACCACGCTTAGCGATATTAAAGGTTCGCTTGATCCTAATGGTATGCCAGCACGGGTAATTAATACTTTGGCACTCGACAATACCATTCTCAATGACATTCCCTTTGTAGAGGCTAATGGCATAACTAGTCATTTGACAACTCAAGCTGCTAGTATCCCAGTGGTGGGTACTAGAATGATCAATCAGGGTGCACCTTTTAATAAGGCGGCTACTCGCCAAGTTACTGATGTATTTACACTTTTAGAGGACAATAACTTTATAGATAAGGAACTCTATAACATTAACGGGCCTGCATATCGAATGAATCAGGACATTTTAAAAATTGAAGGATTTCGTCAATCGGCTGCATCCATTTTTATGTATGGTGATTCTAACGCTGATGCTACCAAGTTTAACGGCCTTGCAACTCGTTATCATACAATGGTAGGAGCGCAAAAAGGTAATATCCAATATCAAACGATGTCTGCTGGTGGTACTACTAGTGGATCATGTACATCTGCATGGCTTGTGGCATGGGGAGAGACCAACATACATGGCATTTTCCCAAAAGGGAGTATTGCAGGAATTGAAACCCTTGATCGTGGTATGTTGACTATTCCTGATGCAGGAGGAAATCTAATGCATGGGTATGTAACTAATATTGCCTGGAGACCGGGACTCGCAGTTCCCAATTATCGTAGTGTTGTTAGGGTTGCGAATCTTGATACTTCAGCTAATGTTGGTGGCATTGGTACTTTTGAAACTACTAGTGATACTGCGCCTGACATTGATCGTTGGATGGTACAAGCCGAGGTTCGTCTACCTGAAAATATTGGTGGTAATAAAATCTGGTATGTTAATGATACGATTTATGCTTACTTGGCTGCTTACCTAAATAACAAGAAAAATGTATATATTACTCGCCAAGAATTGATGGATAAGCAACCACAGATATATATTAATGGTATTCCTGTTCATCGTGTAGATGCTTTGTTATCAACTGAATCTGTAGTAGTTTAATTGAGAGGGGAGCGCTGCTCCCTATTAAAGAATGGAGGTATGAAGAATGTATGTAGACGCTCAAGACAACTATGGTATTGCTCAGGCAGTTACTACAACTGCTCTCAGTACTAATATAATTGATCATGTTGGTTATGGCGATGATTATAATCAACCTTGGTTACAAATTTCAGTGCCAACCGCTTTTGCTGGTGGTACGTCATTGGCTATTAATTTAATTACGGATTATACGTCAGCGTTCAATGGTGCGCCAGTAACGATTCCGCTTGTACCAGCTACTCCAGTAGCTAATTTGACTGCAGGGGCTGTATTGTATAAAGCACAATATCCGCAGGGAATGCATGAGTTCAGACAATTACAGTATGTTGTCGTTGGAACTATGACTGCTGGTACCATTAGTGCTGTTGATTTGATCGATGTTCAGACTAATCGGGATAAACTGGGGTATAGCTCTGGTGCTGGTATTAATCAATAATTAGAGGGAGGGGTAATTCCCTCCTATTTATTTTGGAGGTAATGAAATGATTCTGATAGCGAAAAATCCTAGTTATGGATTTTTAGGACAATTATGGGGCACTGATCAACGAAACCAGGAAACCCCTGATCTTGATATTGAGCAACTTTGCGTTCCTGAAATTGTGCATTTTGAGACCGCTGATGGTATTGAAGGTCAAGACTTATTAGAGCAACTTATTGAAATGGGATATGAAATTAGGTATCCTAAACCACCTGAAGATAATAAACCAAAACGTAAGACGGTAAATACAGCTAAATCTCTCTTAGAAAAAGAAGAGGAAATGTCTGGTACAAAGCCAGCTAAAAAAGTAAAAATAGATGAAGATGAATCAGCCACATATTCGGGAATGGCAAAAGCTACATCTAAGGTAACAACTGGTATAGTTGCAAAAGATCCTGACCCAATAAAAAATAAAACGCTACATAAATCGGGGCAGTAATGCCCCTCTAACTTTGACAAAAATCGGAGGGATGATATATGCCCAACGTTTCTATAGTTGCAATTGCTAATTTAGCTTTAGCAAAGTTTACGAATTCGACAATCTCAAGCCTTTCAGAACAAACCCCCTCAACCTTACAAGTAAATGCTCAATATGATAGGGTACGGCAAGAAGTGTTACAAGAGTTTCCTTGGGATTTTGCTACGACTCAAGTTATCTTAGCACAGTCTGCTTCTGCCTTTGCCACTACGGTGCTTGGGTGGAACTATGTTTATGCATGTCCACAAAATGCTCTTAAAATTCAAAAGGTGTATGATCCGACTGATTTAAATAATCTGATCAATAATGGAGATGCGGCCAATGGAATTAGTGGAGCTACTCCTTTATCTGGTGATAATAATGTTGGCCATAAATACAGAATGATGACCGATGGTAATAGTAAATACATATTAACCAATGTCGCTGGCGCTATTGCGGACATTACGCTGGATATTACAGACCCAACTCAGTTTTCACCGCTTTTTATTTCTGCTTTAGCTGCTAAACTAGCATCTGAAATTTGCATGCCTTTAAACGGTACTATACAAACTAAGCAACTAATGGATACAGAGTTTCAGAAAACCATAGCGCAAGCAGCTCTTGTTTCTTGTGCAGAAAGTAATGACGAACCGAGCATGCCAAATGGTTATCTTCGTAATCGTGGCATAGGAATTATGTCATCGGGATATTGTGGGCCAACATGGCCGTATTGAGGTGAGGTAAATGCCATATGTCAGCCAATCATCTTTTAGTGGTGGCGAACTTAGCCCTGAAATGTATGGAAGAAATGATTATAAATCCTATGCAATCGGACTTGCACAGTGCGTAAATACGTATATTCGGCAATCTGGTAGTGCTAGTAGTAGGATGGGAACGCAGTTTATAGCAGCCACAAAATTTCCTGCAAATACCGCTAGACTCATACCGTTTGAGTTTTCAACAGAACAAGCGTATATGCTAGAGTTTGGAGACAAATATATAAGATTTTATATGAATGGTGCGCCGATCATGAACGGATCAGTTCCGTATGAAGTAGTTACTCCATACGCTTATACGGACTTGCCAATACTGAAATTTTGTCAATCTGCCGATACAATGTATTTCTTTCATCCTAATTATCCGACTCAAACGCTAGTTAGATTTGGTCAAACCAATTGGGTACTGTCGGCGTTGACATTTATAAATGGTCCATTTAGAACAATTAATACGAGTAGTAATGCATTAGCAGTTGCAGCGGTAACAGGTAATACTACCCTTACAGCTGCGCAAGCGATATTCCAGAGTGGCCACGTAGGAAGCCTATGGAATATCGTACATAATTTAAGTGGACCACAAGCAACAGGAAGTTTTTCTGGTACTGGCTCATCTTCTATTATTAAGACTAATACGCAATGGCAATTAGTCACCAATGGCACATGGACAGGTAATCTACAGCTCAGTGTTAGTTATGATGGAGGCAATACATGGATAGCTTACCGAGCATATACCTCTGCAAATAATAACAATATTACTGATTCAGATACTCTCGATATTAATCTAATTGGTGATAATCTCCCACAGATTCAAATTACCATGACTTCTCTTTCTTCTGGGACTTGTACCTATTCATTGACGGGCCTTACCTATTCGGTTTCGGGTATTGTACAAATTACAGCTGTAAATTCAGCCACATCTGCAAATGCAACCGTAATTAGCGAATGTGGAGGCACAACTCCAACAACATATTTTTACGAAGGGGCGTGGAGTGCTTATAGAGGTTATCCCTCTGTTGGCACTTTCTTTATGAATCGGCTTGTACTAGCATCCACCCCAGCCGATCCCAATGTGGTGTGGGCTTCAAAGGTGGGAGCTTACAATAACTTTGGTGTAACGGTTCCTACTGAACAGGACAGTGATGCAATGACTGAACCCTTAATTGCAAGGGAAGTAAATGCCGTTCGTAGTTTAATTGGCATGAATGACATTCTAGCTTT